TAGAAAGAAACCTGTACCACAAGGTCTTCCATCCGTTGGACTACGTTGTTATTATTCGCGTCCAGGCTATTGTACGCGGTGCCGATTGCGTTATCTTCCGTGACTCCAAACGCGATCCAGTCCGTCGTGATATCAGGCGATTTAGGAGGATCAATCTGCCAGCGGGGGCGCACTAAAGTGGGATCGACTATGCCCGAGACGCCGACAAAAACCGTCTGGAGGAATTGGTCAAGCGTGAGACTGCCGGGGAGGGGCGGCGCGGGCACGGCTGGGAGTAAGTAGCCGCCGGTTGAACTATTATTAGGCGTGGTCATAGAGCGGGTTTCTCCCGCACACAAGTGCCTTCACACCAACCGTCGCCCCAGTTCGTCCAGTCGAAAATCGTCTGGACTGCGAATCTCTGGCCGTTGAATGAAATGATGTCAGGGTATTGGCACTTGCCATCCGATACGAGCTTGCCGCGCACCCAAAAGCTCATCACATTGGCCACGCGAAATTCATCAGGTAGGCGTTGAAGCGTCTTCCCGCTGATGGGTTGAACCGAGCCGTAAGTAGGCACACCGCTTTCGGTGAGCTGATTTTGTCCAAACTCATCCACCGTGGTCTTGCGGTGGATAAGCACGATCGGGTCCACCATGTCGGGGTCCGCAAGGATGTCGGAAACGTCTATCTGCCCCATAGGGATTTCACCACGGAGGTAATATGGTTTCTCATTTGTCCCGTCACCACGAGCGCTTTCGTGCCCTTAAAGCCGCTCGCCGTAAGGTACTTACGCGCGGCAAGTGTGCTATCGGCTGGTTTCTTGATATCCGTCTGATCGTTGATCACTTTTTTAACGGAATTGGCCGCGATGATCCCGGCACGCTCATAGTACGTTGTGAGTGCGTCCATGCCCTTGCTCAGCACGTTTTGCGCGCATTTCTTGAACTGCTCAGCAATGTCGGCTTGAGCCTTCCGAATCCCGATCGTAAGCACGGGTCGTGGCGGGATGTGGCCATCTTCGCTCCCAAAGTGATTCAGGGCCAAAATCGCAGCATTCCCGAATGATCCCTCCTCATCCTCGCGTTCATTATCATCGCTTGGAATGCCAACCAAAACGGCATCACTCTTAAAACGCTTGATCGTCTCATTGAATTTTTCCGTGAAGTCAGACGTGACGGTGAGCTTGGGCTGGCTCATAGCTGGATGCCCCCGGCACCAAAGATACGGGCGAGCCGAATGAACTGCTTGCCGTAAGTGGTGAGATTCCAGTAGCCGGCATCTTTCTCGCTCGTGACAGTCGAGTCATATCCTGCCGTTACTGAGCCTACCGTTTTGGTGTTGGCCGGCCCCGCAAACGTGCCGGGCGTTCCGCCGATGTTGCCTGACTTCGCGTTGATGGCCGCAAGCGTAAGCTCATGCGCGACGTACAAAAAGACGCCCGTCTGCGTCTGACCCCGCCAGCGATTGCAGTTCACTTGAGCGACGGCGAGCGCACTCCAAAACGCGAGTTGCGAGTCAGGGTATTTTACGATGTCGCTGAATTCGGGAAATGCTCCCCGAAAAGTGGCGTTGACGAAAACAAAGCCACTCATTTTTTCTTTCCAGCCGCCTTAGCCGCACGCTTGTCGGCGATCTTTTGCTGAGTGCCGGGCTTAGCCAGTTCAGTGATTTCATGAGGCTTGAGAATGCCAGCCGCGCGGGCGGCGTCGAGCTGCTTGCTAAGCTGGCGTTGCACTTCCGCCTTGCGCGCGTTGAGCGCGTCCTTGCTTGCTTGGGTCCGCTGCTCGTTTTCATCGCGGGGCAGGATGATCACCTTGCCCTCTTTTACGAGCTGCTTAAATTTTTGATTGCCGTGAAGGTGATCGGGAATGACCTGCACCCCGGCTTTGAAGGGACGATTTCCGAGAGTCTGGGCCGACTTAAAATTGACGTTCATGTGATTTCCCTTTCAAAGGCTGAATGGTGCGGCCAGGAAAAACCGCACCACTCGACCGATTAAGCCCCGCGCCGTTGTGATTGTGGGGCAGAAGGCTTGGACGTGTTGGGCTTGACGGCCGGTGCCGCCTTGAGCGCTTTAGGGGCTTCATCCGAAGAGTCAGACGCATCAGGCGAATCATCTTGATCATCCGATGCGTCTGACTCACCTTTTGAAGTTTGGGCATCCGTTGCCGGAGGGGCGGCCGGAAGCGCCTTTTCAGGCGAAGCGGGCAACCCAGCGGAGGGCTTTGCAGCTTCCGCCCCCAAAACTTTCACATCCCCCTGCTTGACTAAAGCTTTGAAAAACCAATGATCGGCAAGCTTATCGTCTAGGTCATGCGCACCCTTGTGATAAATCTTGCCGTCGATTCCCCGCGAAAACTTAAAATGCACTTTCATGATTCGTTCCTTTCGTTCAAAAAAGATCGGTGGGCCGTCGTGGCTTGACAGTTACTTGCGCCCGGACTGGATACCGAACTACCCACCGAAACTCTGCTTAGATGCCGTCGCCGTAACCAGCAGTTTCCGGGTACACGAATTCGACATGGCCAAACGCCCAGAGGTAAGGCGCGGTGTAGCGAATCCCCTGGTAGTAGGCCGTTTCACGACGGATGGGCACCATGGGGAAGCGCACGCGGTTTTCCGCATTGGTGTAGGCCATCATGCGATCCGCGCCAGCCGCGCCACGTCCAGTGAGCCACTTGATGGGCTGGATGTTGAGCGCCCTGCCGTTGATGCGAAGTGCGATGGAATTATCTTCCAGGTACTTGAGCACCGAGCAGTTGCCGGCCGAGCTGACTTTCATCGTGGCAAGCAGGCCGAACTGGACCGGCGGCACGCGCAGTTCGCCGGGGCAAACCGCGTAGGCCGAAGACAGCCAGACGGAAGTGAGCAGCGTGTTGACATCGAGCAGGATTTCGTCCGGGGTTTTGTTCGCCCACTGAGTCGATCCGCTGATGCCCGCCGCGACGTTGCTGGCCGTGACCAAAGACGAATTGAGCAGGCCGGTTGCGTTGACTTCCGTCGCACCGATATACACCATTTGATCGGTGTTCATCTGATAGAGGAGATTCAAGGCATCGGTCTTCTGCGCGTCGATCGACGTGCCAAGCTTCTGCGACCGCTCCAACTCAACCGACGTGAAGCTAACTTCACGAGCGAGCAGGTGGAGGGGCAGGACTTGCTTGGACCCGTCAATCGAGACTTGCCCGATTGCCGTGGTTTCCGGCGAGATGAACGGCATGTTGCCGCCGCTCGCGCCGTTACCGTTGAGGAGTGAGCCGCCCGCCGCGAAGGCAGACTGGATGAACGACGTACTTTCGTCGCTCATCGAGACGCCTGGGCGCAGCTTGATGTCACGCCCCCAGCTCACTTCCAAGAGCGGCATGTAGAGCCGCTTATCGAGATTTTCGAGCTGATTGACGTAGAAGGCTAACGCCGAGTCACGAGTCTTAAACGATTTTCTGGCCATTTTATTTTCCCTTTCTAGGAGTTAGCCGGTTATTGAGCGATACGGATTTCGCCGTATCCATTCGAGTCCACGCCATCAGACGCCCAGGTCACGGTGCCAACCACGGTGCCGGTGAGGGCCACGTTGTTGCCGCCATTCGAGCCGACTTCAAACTGCCCGGCAAGATGGCCGGCGGATGCAGTCACGCAGACGTAGGCTTGCTGGCCACGCACCGGGATGCCGCCGCCCTGAACAAACACGGAAAGGTATCCGCGAGTGGCCAGGCCGTTGATTTCCGATTGGTTGGGCTGGAAGGTGTCCACGGCTTCATTCACGCTGCTCTGGCTGATGCCAGGGACTGCGCGGGCCAGGACACCGCAAAAGAGGGAAGCCGTGTCGGAAGCAACCATGGGGGTCACGCCCGTCACGCCATTCGAGCCAACCGCGTATTTCATCGGAAGGCCAAAGTTGGCGGGGAACGGAGTCACCAATTGGGTCGGCTCAACATTGGTTTCGTCCGGACGGGTGATATCGCCAGGAACGCCGGACGGGGAATTGTAAAGATATGCAGTCATGTGATTCTCTTACTTTCTGCCGTAGTGGGCGGCGTTAATTTCGTTCATTTTTTCGGGCGTCATGATCGTCGAGCTACCTTCGCCGTCTCGGGCTTGAAAGCGCTTGGCGTCCTTGGTTTCTTCCAACCCCGTTCCCCGCGAAGCCTTGAGGCATTCGCTGGTAGCGATGAAAAGGGTGTTGATGCGCTCTTTGTCTTTCGAGTCGAGCGTGAGCTTTTTGCCGCCCGTGAAGCTATTGATGACTTGTTTGCCATCTTTAGTCTTATAGGCGACTTCAAGCGCTTTGGCGCGGGCGTCTTCACCCTTGGCAACCTTGAGGCCGGGTGCCAGGATTTCGATGCGAGCCTTGAGGTCTTGCGCGGCGGAATCACCCGTCATGCTTTCTTCACCCTCTTCGCCCTCTTCATCTTCAGACTCTTCCGCGTCTTCATCCTCATCTTCGGATTCATCAGCGTATTCATCTTCATCGCCGGCCTTGTTTTCGAGGAGTTTCGCAAGCGCCGTTTCGACGGCTTTCATGCGAGATTCGATCGAGGATTTTTCTTCCTCATCTTCATCTTCGGATTCTTCCTCTTCATCCTGCTCGGCGGCCTTTTTCTTAGGCGCGGGCTTTTCTTTAGATTCTTCCTCTTCATCTTCGCCCATGTTTTCGGCGAAGCCCTTTACGATGGACATCATTTCATCCATCATGCCCTTCAGTTCGTCATAAGAGTCGGCGTCTTTGGCCTTGTCCTCTTTCTTGTCTTCTTTGAGCGCTTCATCAACAACCTTCGCGCCGAGCTTTTTCTTCAACTTCTGAATCAGAGTCTCTTTCTCATCCATCTGGGTATCTCCTTTGTGATCGTTAATTGCGTAGGTCGGCCCCGCGCGTCCTTCATCCACCAAGGCAGTGTGATTGCCGATAATGTTGAATTGTCGCCCCTCACCTTCCCCAGTCTGCTCATACTCGCATTCATACCCGCAAGAGACTTCACGCAGTCCGTTCTTAACGAGTTGAATAGCCATCTCCGAAGTGATGAGTAAATCCGCTTCCAAAACCTCTTCACCGTCGTCGTCTTTTTTAGCGGCCTTGCGCACATTCTGAACGGTGCCATGAGTGAGGTCTTTCCAGTTCTTCGGCCCCACGAAATCTTCGGGGTGACGAATCGTGATCGACTTGCCTTGAAAGCTTGCAATCGTCTGGGGGCGAAACACGTCCTTCGGATCGCGATAAACTTCAATCGTACCCTCTGGGCCAGCTTCAAGCGGAACTTCTGCACGCCCATACGTCTGCCATCCCGTGCGTGCGATCGGCACGCCCAGACAAAACAGAAAGCCTTCCGGCGTCTCTGCAATGTTTTCGGACAGACGTGAAGGGGTGTAGAATTTCGGCATGAACTACTTCAGTTGGCTCGCGAGAGGGAGCATCACGAAACGCATCCCGATCACCGTGTTGTTCGCCGGTGCAGTTGCGACAAGCGTGGTAGTCGAGCTTGAGGTTGCGCCTAGGACGCGAATCAAGAGCTGTGCGCCGCCCGTGGCACTGACAGACTGATTCGGGTCACCAACAATATCGGTGTACA